ACGTCGGCGCAGTCTGGAAAAACTGACACGCTGCTCGATGTCATCGGGCAACGCCTGGACACGCGCCCGGCGCCGATCCTTTACGTCGGCCCGGGCGAGACGTTCGTTGAAACTCAGTTTGAGCCTCGGCTTGAGCACATGCTCAAGCAGGCTCCCCGGCTGGCGGCCGGCATGGGAACCGGCAAGCAGAGCAAAACTCTGGTCAAGAAGGTTCGCGGCGTTCGCGTTCGCTTGGGCTATGCGGGCTCGCCGGCATCCATGAAATCCGATCCGTTCGCGATCGGCATCGTTGACGAGTATGATGAAATGGCGGCGAACATCAGAGGGCAGGGCGACCCATGGGGCCTCGTCATCGCCCGCGGCGACACCTTTGCCGATGCGGTTTCCGTTGCAATCTCGACTTGCTCTCAAGGCGTGGTCGAGGTTGAGCGCTGCCCCGTCAACGGCCTGACATTCTTTGCCAAGGGCGGAGAAGATCAAATTTCCTCGCCAATCTGGCGGCTATTCCAGCAAGGAACTCGCCACCATTGGGCGTGGCCTTGCTTCCATTGCGAGGAATATTTCGTTCCGATGCGCTCCCATCTACGATGGGAGAAGGATGCCGACCCGACGACGGCGAAGCGGACGGCTTTCCTTTGCTGCCCGAACTGCGGCGGGGTGCTCGAAAATAACATCGAGCCCGGCGGGACCGATCACAAGCCATGGATGAACGAGCGTGGCGTCATGGTTGCGCCCGGCCAAACGATTGACGACGCGAGAGCGGATCGCAATCACCCGGCAAATGATAGCTGGTCGCAATGGTCGAGCGGGCTTGCCTCGCCGTTCGTGACGTGGGGCGTTCGCGCTCAGCGTCTTGTTGCGGCATTGCAGAGCGGCGAGGAGGATAAAATCCAAACCGTCGTGAATGCGAGTTTTGCTGAGCTCTATACGCCTGGCGCTCATGGTGACATGCCGGAATGGCGCGAGATACCGAAACATCGATTGCCGTATAAGCGGTTCGAGGTTCCGCTCGGCGTCCTGCGCATCGTCGCCGGCGTTGACGTGCAAAAGCGCTCGCTGATCTACGTCATTCGTGGTTTCGGCTCTCGCGGCACGTCGTGGCTATTGGATTATGGCGAATTGCACGGCCTGACGAGTGAGCCGGATGTGTGGAACGATCTCACGCTCAAGCTCATGAGCCAGATCGGCGGCCTCATCATCGAGAAAGCTTTTATCGATAGCGGCTTCCGGCCGAACAAGACCGACGCCGGCGATGAGCACAAGGTTTACGAGTGGACGCATCGGCATAGCTTCTTGGCTATGCCGACGAAAGGGCGCGATACCCTCGGCGGCAAGCCGTTCGTTGTGAGCAAAATCGAGGTAAAGCCGGACGGAAAGCCGAACCCTTACTCGATTGACCTTGTTCATATCAATACGGACTTTTTCAAAAGCCTCGTTCATTCGAGGCTGAAAACGCCGTTGAGCGAGCCGGGCGCCTTCTTCCTGTTTTCACAGGAGGAGGCAGCTTACGAGGACTATTCCCGCCAACTCGTTAGCGAGGTCCGGGTTTTGGGCGAAAAGCTCAAGCCCACATGGGTTCCCCGACAGAAAGCAAACCACTTTCTCGACGCCGAGGCATTGGCGGCGGCTGCCGCCTACATGCTCAACGTGCAGGCAATCCCCGAGGGCATCGAGCGTCCCGACGACGAACCGGCGCCAGAAGTGACGCTGACCGAAGATGATTTGTTGCCGGAAGCGCCGGCTTCAAACCCGACAGAAATCGAAAAGGCGGCCGCCGTTCAGGTGGCGTCAATTCGCGATCGCTTCCGAAACATGGGGGCAACGCGCACTCGGAGGTAATCGAGAATGGGAGTTATGGCCCGCTTGGGTAACGCCCTCGGCATCGTGCCGACGCCTGCGCCGACCAGTCTCCCGACCGTCATCCAGCCCCGCGCCGGATACATGCGGGACGGACGAGGCACGGTTTTTAGCCGATGGCTTCCGGCCCTCCGTTCGATCCGGGACGATGTTGCGGCCGCCTGGTCGGCGGCCGCGGCCCGCACGGTCGAGCTCTGGCAAAACAACGGCTGGATTTCCGGCATGGTCGATCAGGCAACCGCAAACACGGTTGGCGGCGGCCTGCGGCTGCGGGCGATGCCTGAGAATGATCTTTTCGGCATGGACGAAAAGGCGGCGCAGCAATGGCGCAAGCTCGTTGAGGCAAAGTGGGAGCTCTACTCGAATACGCCGGCTGAGTGCGACATCGAGGGCAAGCTCACAATCCCGCAAATGACCGATGCGGCGTTCCGGCAATGGATCGTGTTCGGGGAAATCCTCGCGGAGATTACTTGGCGCATCCGACAGGGCAGCCAAACCGGAACAAAGGTTCGGATGCTCTCGCCTACGCGGATCGTCAACAAATCTGATCCGTTCTCGCGGCTGCATTCCGGCGTTCGAGTTGATGCCGATGGAATGCCGATTTCTTACGTTGTCCAAAAGGATAACCCGCTGATCGGCATCGAGGAGTTCGAGGTCCGCGCCCGCGACGGTTACGGCCGACCGAAGGTTATCCACGTCTTTATGGGGCTGCCTGGACAGACGCGCGGGATAGGCATCCTTGTCCCGATCCTCAAGGTTGCCAAGCAATTCGACCAACTGGCCGATGCAACCCTACTTGCATCAATCATCCAGACGGTTTTTGCGGCGTCGATCGAGAGCGAGGCGCCAACAACAGAGGCCTTGCGCGGTTTGCTCAATCCACGCGAGGAAGCCTTGCTTATGGCGCAGGGTAGCAGCCAGTTTGATATTTTCATGGCTGCAAAGGAAGGTTGGGGCGAGGGGCATCCGATCGATGTAGGCTTTGCCGGCCGCATCGCTCACATGTTCCCGGGCGAAAAGCTCAACTTCCATTCTCCTGAGCAGCCGGCGACGGCCTATAAGGAGTTTTCGCTCCATCTGTTGCGGGAAATGTCCCGCTGCTTGGGTCTGACATACGAGAGCGCGACGGGCGATTACGAGGGTGCGACGTATTCCAGCGTTCGCATGGCCGTCAACGAGATTTTCGCCATCACGAAAGCCCGGCGGAAATTCCTCCTAAGTCCGTTCTTGCAACAGATTTACGAGGCATGGCTTGAGGAAAAGATCGAGGCCGGCGAAATCCCGTTCCCCGGCGGCGTCGATAATTTCATTGCCAACCGGGCCGCGGCCTGCCGCGCGCGATGGTCTGGCGATCCGAAGCCGGTCGCGGACGATCTCAAATCCGCAAAAACCCATGAGCTTTATCGCAACATGGGGGTCATGGCGGATCAAACCATTGCCGACGATCTCGGCCTCGACATCGAGGACGAGTATGCGCAGCGCGCCCGCGAGAAGGAAATGCGAGAGGAATACGGCTTGCCCGATAATTTCTATCCGCAGTCCCTTACCGCGAGCGACCAAATTGAAAACAAACCGGACGAGAAAGAGGGCGGCGATGGCAACGATCCCGACGCTTGAGGATGATCCATGCGGCCGGGTCAAGGCTCTGCGAGAGGTCCGCGATAAGGTTGTGACAGGCGGCCAGATTGTCGAGGGCGAGTTCGAGCAGGGTAACGGGACGCGGCGGCGGATGAAATATTCCGGCGCCGATCTCGGCCGTCTCGACAAGATGATTGCCGAGGCTGCGGCAGCATGCGCCGCCCTCGGCGGCGTTTGCCGCCCAACCCGGTTTGCGATCGGAGGGCGGATGTCATGAGCGGGAATTTTCTTCCGCTGCTTGCGGATCGCATCCTCAACCGGCCGCTTCTTATCCACCCGGATAAGGCGGCCACGATCATGCATGTTCTCGATGGGCGAATAAGCCTTGGCTCTTTCGATGATGATGATCGGAAGCCAGAGGCAAGCCGGTTCGTCGGAACAATGGCTCGCGGCGACGGGACCGGCCGCCGGTTTACCCGGGCGGCTGGTAAAACGGCGATCATCACAGTTGATGGATCGCTCGTTAACCGCGGCGCATGGGTTGGCGCAAGTTCAGGCTTGACCTCATACGAGGGCATTGCCGCGCAGCTTGACGAGATCGCCGCCGAGGTAAAGGCCGGGAGGCTTGAGAACCTCGTTATCGACATGAACAGCTATGGCGGTGAAGCTACCGGCATGGCGGCCGCTGCGACGAAAATTCGGAACCTGCGAAAATCGATGCATGTCGTTGCTGTCGTCAACGACGTGGCGGCGAGTGCCGGTTACGGGATCGTGAGCGCGGCCGACGAAATCGTAATCTCGCCAACCTCGCTTGTTGGTTCGATCGGCGTTGTAATGATGCATCTTGATCGATCCGCGGAAATGAATGCGAAGGGCATCCGCCCGACACTCATTCATGCCGGCGCAAAAAAGGTTGACGGCAACCCCTTCGGGCCTTTGCCCGAGAACGTCCGCGCAGACATGCAAAAGGACGTTCTGGCTTTCTACGATCAGTTTCTTGAGACCGTAGAGGCCGGGCGCGGCAAGGCGCGATTGAGCGCCAAGAAAGCGCGCGAAACCGAGGCTGATGTCTTTATCGGAAAGGAAGCTATCGACGCCGGTCTAGCGGATCGAATGGCCTCACTCGATGAAGTTCTAGCCGAATTATCCCGCCCCGCTCGGGCTGCGGGCAAACCCCCATCATCTAGGAGTATGAAGATGGATAGAAACGATTTGCCCTCTGCAACTGCGGGCATGCATACCGATACCGCCCTCAATGCCGCTGTTTCAAAGGCTGAGGCCGATGGAAAGACTGTCGGCATCATCGAGGGCAAGAAGGAAGGCCACGCCGAGGGCGTCAAGGCTGAGCGCGAGCGCATCGGCGCGATCCTCAACTCGGAAGAAGGCAAGGCCCGACCGAATGCGGCTCTCACCCTCGCTCTCGCCGCTGACAGCCCTTCTGCCGAAACCGCAAAGGGCCTGTTGGCGTCGCTTCCGCCGGAAGCTTCTCCCGCGGCGGGAGCGGCCGCGCAGCCAGGCGCAAGGACTCCTCCGATCTCGCAACGCGCAGATGAGCAGCGCGAGGTAGGCGCGACCGGTAAGCCCGAGGGCGCTAGCCCCGACGCGGCGCGGAAGGGATGGGCGAAGGCCTTCGGAACCAGCGTTTAACCGCCTTCCGGCCGTCAACCGAAAAATCAACCGGCGACGCTCTTATGACGAGTGGGCGCAAGATCAAGGATTTGCAAAATGGCAACCTTTACCGAAGGCCGTCACGCAACCGAAGGCCTTATTAGCGAGGCGGAATTCCACCGTTCTCGCGACAACATCACCATCGCCGCCGGCGCAGGCCTCATTCTTCCCGGGCAGGTGCTCGGCAAAGTGACGGCGAGCGGCAAATACGTCCCGAGCGCAAACACCTCCATCACTGGTGAAGAAGGCGCGGAGGTCGCGAACGCGATAGCACTTTACGGATGCGACGCGACGACGGCAGATCAGAAGATTTCCGCGATCACGCGCGATGCCGAATGGAACGGTCATACGCTTTCGTATGACGCGACCGTTAACGACGCGACCAAGAAGGCCGCGAAAGCGGCGCAGCTTGCCGCTCAGGGCATCATTGCCCGCTACTGATGAGGCCGCCGCGATGACGCGCGGCCTCTGATCCCCGAACCCACTTTTGACGAAACCAACCTGCGGACCTTGAGGGGCGCGGGGTGCCGCTTTGCGCGGATAATTTAGGAGCAATCGTCCATGTTGGACATTTTTAATCAGGACGCTTTCAGCGTAACCTCTCTGACGGACGCGCTTCGCGACGTGAAGCCGCGCCCCTCTCGCCTTGGCGATCTCGGGCTTTTCAAGGCAAGCGGCGTCACCACTACCTCGATCGCGATCGAGCGCATTGGCGACATGTTGCAGCTTGTCACCCCCACGCCTCGCGGCGGCCCGGGCGAAACCCGCGACATGCCCAAGCGTTCGATCCAGAGCATTCAAGTCCCGCACTTCCAGCGTGACTGGTCAGTGAATGCCGATGAGGTTCAGGGTGTTCGTTCGTTTGGCAGCGAAACAGCGCTCGAAACCGTGCAGGGCGTTGTTGCCGGCAAGATCGGCGTAAACATGGACGATCTTGACCTCACCGATGAGTATTCTCGCATCGGTGCGATCCAAGGCATCGTGTCCTATAAGGGCGGCCAGATGCTCGACCTGTTCAACACTTTCGGCGTCTCGCAGCCGTCCGAGATCAATTTTGATCTCGATAACGCGAGCGCGGCCGATGGCGCCTTGCTCAAACTGTGCACGAATATCATTCGCGCCGTCCGCAAGGCTGTCGGTGGGCTCTCCTTCCAGTACGTCCACGCGTTTGTTGGCGATAACTTCTTCGACAAGTTGCTCACCCACAAAGATGTGCGCGAGACCTATAAGGGAACAAGCGAGGCCGCGTTCCTTCGCGATAGCTTCGTTGGCCCGAACCGCGGCGAAAACCCGATTTACAAGTTCGGCGGGATCGTTTGGGAGAATTACGGCGCCCTTGAGGATAGCGGCGATGGCGCCTTGATGGGTATCCCATC